ACTAATGGTTCGCCGCCTAAGTTAAAACTTGTATTAAACAAAATAGGTAATCCTGTTTCATTATAAAAATCTTTTATTAAATTATAATAATTTTTATTTTGTTCTTCTTTTACTGTTTGTATACGACATGTACCGTCAACGTGTATGATACTAGGAATCTTTTCAGCAATACCAGGTTGACAATTCATTGCATACATCATGTGCGGTGTTTCTTCTAATCCACGCATATCAAACCATTCGTGTGCATGTTCGTGTAGTATACTGCCAGCAAACGGACGGAAATATTCTCTACGCTTAACTTTGTTAACATGATCTTTACCATCTTCGTATGATGGGTCAAACAATAAACTACGATTACCTAATGCTCTCGGTCCTGATTCCGAACGTCCTTGGAACATTGCTACAATATTTTTATTTGTTAATAATTCTATAACATCTTTATTTTCTGCGTCTTTTATTTCTGCATCATATTTTTCTACTACTGATGTTATTTCCTTATCAGTATAAGAGTACGCAGGGCCTAAATATAAACTATCTGCATATGTACGCTGTTTATCATCTTGCATCATATGATGATAATGTAACATTGCCGCACCAATACATGTTCCAGCATCGCTTGAAATTGGTTCAACATACAATTTAATACCATGTTCGTTAAGTGTTTCTAAGAAGAAATAGTTTGCTACACAGTTTAGTCCATAGCCGCCGCTGAGTACAACGTTTTTATTCCCGGTCATTTCAACTGCATTTAATATAAGTTCTAGTACACGCTGTTGTGATTCTGTTTGTACTGCATACGCCATATCTCTACGACTTTGTAATGTTGTTAAATCTTCACCATTTTCATAAACTGATTGTTCAGTTTTTAAGGCTTCATATCTGTTTTCATTTACAACAGCACCGTTTGGATAAGTTGGAATAATTAAATTTCTATTTGCAGACACCCATTCATTACCGCCATCATCTGTATATACTGGAGGTATACCATCGTTTGGTTTGCCGTATGGTGATAGACCCATAGTTTTACCTGCTTCAATTGGTTGCCAGCCGCAGTATTGTGTTACTGCTTCATATGCTTTTACAATTCCTGCTGTATCGTCAAGTACTAATTCGTGTGTTCCACTTTCGCCTTCACGCTCACTAGGTATATTCATCTTAGCACCCATATAAGGTCCACGACCGCCTTGGTGCTTCCATATTGTTTTAATATTTGCAGGGTATTCACAATTAAATATTGTTTCTAACTCCCATGTCATTTCAGAGGTATTACCAAAATTCATAGGAATGTATGTGCCTGCTCCGTCTACAATAACTGCTGTTGCACTTTTAAATCCTGAGCGATAAAATGCACACGCCGCATGTAGTTTATGGTGTACAAATGCATAATCTAATACTTGAGGGTGTTCAGTACCTTCGTACTTCCTATCAATTAATCCTAATTTACGAGCAAGTCCAGTGTATATATCGTCACCGCTAAAATCAATTTTACCTGCTGTCTCACCTAATGGTTGTGTATGTGCAATTATTAAGTAATCAATTTTATCTGTATAGTCGAGTATTTTAACCATACCTGCTAAAGGTCCGCCATCATACTTTTGTCTACTTAATCGTTCTTCTTCTAAACTAAAAATAACTTCACCGTCTTTTAATAGACAAACTGCTCCGTTATGACCTCGTGTTATACCTGCTATCCATTGTGCCATCTTAAAACTCTCCTACGTCAAATGTAAAGTCACTTACAAAGACTTTTCGTTGTTGTTGTGTAGGATATGTGCCATGCCATACTCTACCATCTAGTATTATTAACTTACCTGCTTCAGGCTTCCATTCTTCATAACTCATTCTATTATCATTATTCAATGTAGCATACAAATATCCTGCATGTGGGTATTTTTCTTCTTCTATGTAATCATTTAAAAATAACACACAAGTAAATTGCCTACCCGGTGTATGTGAATGCATACCAGCATAACTATGTTTTGGATAATCTATCCACCAACTTTTACTATGCTGTATATTTTTATATGGTAAATTTTTAACATGTTTTTTTATATGTTCTTGATAATCATTACTAATTATAGCAGGAAATTCCCAATTATGCAAGTGAAAAATTGTACTATCGCCACTGTCTCTATGACTTTCTGCTTCTATATCAAATAGTTGCATAAAGTCGTTATAATTGTCGTACTTACTTTCTATGTAATACGTAGGCAACAAACTATGAGCGTAAGTATCAAAGTCCATTAACTTCCTGTTCTATTTAAAATTTGTGCTGGTTGTTGTTGTTGACTGTGGTCATGATTAGGATTGTCACAACTTTGTGATTGAGGTGCCATCGGAATAAATGTTCCGGTAAATTTTTCACTTTTTCCTAATGCTTTTTTACAACTATTAACTACCTTAGAAATATTATCTTTTCCTAATTCCATTACTTCGTCATTTACACGATCTTGCCAATCTTCCATTGTTGTTCTAATGGGACTATATGTTCTTTTACCTTCGCCAACATCAATAATATCAAATGTATTATCATTAGGATAAGATATGTTGATTGGAAAAGTACTTCCAGTAACAATAGTTGCTGATTTACCTAGTGCCTTTGCTAGGTGTTGTCCTAAACTATCACAACCTAAAAAGTGATCTGCAATTTCAATTATACTTGCCCAAGTTCTTGTATCTGGAATCTGTGGCATAGCTACTGGAGTTTTATTACTGTCATTATCATCTAATGCTACAGGAAATTCACTCATTAATATAACAGCATATTCTTTTTTAAGTTGATTAATTATTTCAATAACGTCATTTAGATGAAAGCTTCTACTAGTTGGATCAATTATAAAATCGCCCATGTTTTGTGTACTTCTTCCAAAAGGTTGAAATACCAATACTTTATCTAATTTAGTTTTGGCTTTAATTTCTTGTACAATGTTAAATCCATTGACTATTTCTTGTTTATTAAGAATTACTTTAGGATCGCCCATATCTCTTAAACCTTTGTTATTAATAATAATATCAAATGCTTGTGCAATACTTGCTTGTTGGTTGTAATACTCCCAAACCCTATACGGTTCTGGACTTACACAATCTCTATGTTTAATATAATCTTCGAATAGATTCTTATGCCAAACGTCATATGCACGTTTATGTAATGTAGGATGTCCTTTATAAAAGTCCATACCACCTTCGCATACAATGATAAAATCGTTATCTGGGTTTTCTTCTTCGAATTTTTCAAACGCAGGTATTGATGTGATTACCCGGCCTGCGCCACCATTGATAAAAAATGCTGTTGATCTAGACAAAAAACGTCCTCCTATAATATTGTTAAAATATTTATAGTGAGGACGTCTTTAAAATGATAAAAGCGAAATAGGTTTAATTAGTCTTGATTGTTTAGTTCAGCATCATCAACCATGTCGTCACCTTTTGGAGCACTTAATGGTGGACGTGGCATCATTTGTATTGCTAAACCTGCATCATGTTCAGCTAATGCTGTTGGTGCGTCTCTTAATAACTGTCTATAATCAAGCCATTTTTGACGAATTGAATCTGGCATTCCGTCGTCGATAACACCGTCTGCATCTTCGAGCATTCTATTTCTTAATTTTCTAAATTCATCCCAACTAAAGCTATCTGGTACACCATGTGTATCATGATTCTTTACTGGAATGTTAAACTCACCTGTGTCAAAATCGTAAGTAATGTTAAACTCATCGTAAATATCACGTGGTTCAAAATCTTGATCTCTTAATGTTTGTACGTTTTCATAACCGTCTGGACTAGTTGCAAAATCTTGCCATTCGCGTGTTTCGCGTAATTGCAGTGCAGAATGTTTTCCTGCATCATTTGCTATTTCACATAACAGCGGATTTGTTTTACAATCTACAGTGACTCTAGTTACGTCTAACGCACACGGTCTCTCTAGATCTTCATCTAACCATAAACACCACCCAGTTTCTTTTCCTGATGTGTTATCTATTTCAAATGTTAAAAATTCTGGACCTTCATATGTCCAAGTTCCTGTCTTACCCGCGGTAAACTGATCTGAGATCCATGCATCCGGAATAGGGTATGTAAACTCTTGTTCTATATAATTTACTGGCATTTTATTTCATTGCTCCTTATTCGTATTTATCATTATTACATAAATGTAATTCTTACTACACCAGATCCAGCCTGGCCTCCACCCGCACAACATTTGTGTGCATTGTCGTAATAGCTGTTTTCACCTGACTGTCCGCCACCTGCGGGCCAGTTAACATAACAACCACATACACACCAAGTCTCAGATGCAGAGTTGAACGAACGTTTACCAATTATTGGTGCCGCTCCAGTCCATTGTCCACGTCTTCTACAGTGGTGATATCCGTTACCAAAACGCATACCTGAATCACCCATCATGCCCATATCTGCACCCCAGAATCCGCAAATATTACAGTTTGCACAACCCCATGATCTATCATATACGCCCCATGCATCTGAGTTACAGTTCCACCCACCACATGCTCCTGTTACACAGAAGTTTGATAAGTTGTATCCATTTACATATGAACGACATCCTATACCGCCAGTACAAGTGTGTGATTTTTCACACGGCCATGCACCGCCTGCACATACTGTATATGTACAACCTGGTTGAGTCGATACTGTTTTTATAGCATAGTTTCCGCCTTGTCCTGATATTGTATACATACAACAGTTAGCACAAGTACCGCCAGCGCCACCGCCGCCGCCGCTCCAAATTTCAAATGTTACTGTTCCAGTATTTGCTGGTACAGTCCAGTTACAACACATTCCGTTAGTTTGTCCACAACAATCACCTGCCATAGCACATTGGTGACATTCTAAACCTCTTTGGTTATAGATCCATTGTACACCTAAATTGTGTCCTGCTCCCGGCTCTAGCTGTGTTGCTGTTATCGATCCGTTGTCGATACTATCAACATCAACTTTTTTATAACTTGCATATGTTGCCATAATATTTCCTCTTTCTTAAGCAAACGTAATTTTTACGATGCCCGATCCGCCTTGTCCTTGTCCACCACCACAACACTTTTCAGCGTTGTCACAGTAGCTTGATAATCCTGTACTTGATCCACCTGCAGGCCAGTTAACATAGTAACCGCAACCACACCAGGCTTCTGTTAAACTCATTTGGTGTACCATTCCGCCTAACATAGGCGCTCCACCTGTTGAAGTATGGTCTGCACCTTGACAATGACAACCTGAGTGTCCTAGTCTGTTTCCAACAAATCCCATAATTCCAAAATCAGCTCCAAACATACCACAAATGTTACAGTTAGCACAGCCATATGATTTATCATATGTACCCCATGCATCACCGTTACACATCCAGCCTCCACAGCCGCCAGTAACACAAAAATTACTTAGGTTATGTCCGTTAATGTAAGATCTACACCCCATGCCCGCTGAACATGTATGTGATTTATTGCAAGGCCAACTGCCTCCTGCACATACAGTGTACTGACATCCTGGAGTTGTACTAATACTTTTCATAGCGTAGTTACCACCGGCACCACCACCTGAGAAACTACAACAGTTACAACATGTTTGTCCTGCGCCGCCTCCGCCGCCTGACCAAATTTCAAAAACTAATTTACTTACGTTGCTTGGTACTGTCCATAAACAACAACGTCCACATGACTGAGCACAACAACTACCGTTAGCCGCACATGCTTGACATGCTAGACCTCTATCTGCATAAATGTATTTAATACATGCTTGGTTACCAGCGCCTGGCTGTAACTTAGCACCTGAGATAGAGTTATCATCAAATTGTGCTGTTGTTACTTTCTTATAACTTGCGTACGATGCCATTAATTATTCCCCTATCCTAAACAAACGTTATCTTTACTATACCAGAACCACCTTGGCCTGATCCACCTGCACAGCATTTTTCAGCAGTTTCACAATAAGGTGAAACGCCTGACTGTCCGCCGCCAGCTGGCCAATTAACATAACAACCACATGCACACCATGCTTCAGAAGTTGATACAGCTTGCATTTTACCTATCAATGGCGCCTGACCAGTAAAACTTGTTTGTCCATGACAACGACATGCTGAACCACCTGTTCTAAATCCTGTTGTACCCATAATTGTGAAATCTGTTCCGAAACCTCCGCAAATGTTACAGTTTGCACATGTACCTTGATGTCTTGGTCCCCAAGCATCACCGTTACACATCCAACCACCGCAACCACCTGTTACGCAGAAGTTTGATAGATTATGTCCATTTACATATGAACGACATCCCATACCTGCACTACAAGTATGTGCTTTTTCGCATCTCCACGATCCTCCTGCACATATAGTATATGTACAACCAGGTTGTGTTTCAATAGTTTTAGTTGTATAGTTACCACCTGCTCCGCCAGCACTAAAAGAACAACAGTTACAGCAAGTATGGCCTGCTCCGCCACCTCCGCCACTCCATAATTCAAATGTTACTTTGCCAACGTTTGCTGGTACTGTCCAGTTACAACACTTACCATTAGCTTGTTCACAACAGTTACCATTGTTGGCACAGTTATGACATAGTCTACCACGTTCGTTGTAAATCCATTGAACACCGTATGCATTTCCAGCACCGGCCTGTAATTTAGCGCCTGTGATAGCGCCTGCCGAAATACTTTCTGCTTTTACTTTTTTATAACTTGCATAAGATGCCATTTACTAATTTCCTCTATATAATATTATACAGACAATAGTCTCCAGCCCTGACTTGATCCACTATATACCATATCGAAGGAAGCACCTTCGGAATCAATAGTCATGTCTGAACTATCACCCATTATCTTCTCACCGTTACGTCCAATTGTACATGCATTTGAATCAAAGGTTCTTGCTACATCAAATATTCTAATTGTGTCGCCTAACGCTGGACTTGATGGCAATGTAATTGTACGTCCGCCACTTGTTGTATCTAAAAAGATTGCTTGTCCTGCTGATGCAGTAGTATTTGAACTTGTGCTTACAGTTTGGAAAGTACCTACAGGTAACCATGCTGTTCCGTTGTAAAATTCAAGAAAATTTCTGTCAGTGTTGAATCTTAAAAATCCAGCACCTGCGGTATCTGGTCTTTGGGCAGTGCTACCATAAGCAATAGTATTACCTCCTGGTGCCGCTCCAATTGATATTCTTCTTCCCATAATACTATCCTTTACGCCGGTAATGTAGTTTCGATACCATATGCAACTGCCGAAACACTTGCTTGACTCGATCTACAAATTAATATTTGGTTTTCACCAATAACCAAACCAGTTCTTTCTAAGACCCCGTTTGGTGCTAGTGATACATCAAATTCAATATATTCACTATTTGCTGGTGTTCCAGAAGCTCCAATAGCAATTCTAATGCTTGCTGTGTTTGAGCCTCTATTACATATGTTTATTGATGCTACAGTATACGATCCACCTGGTACAGTATAAACTGAGGTGTTAGTATTAGCTGATAGATCATTTTTTCCTAGTACGCCATTTGCCATTTTATTTTATCTCCATTTGTATTTATCAGTTACTTTAAGAAGTATTGTAGTGCTACCGGATCGCCGGATATGCCTCCTGTAAAGTTCATTTGAGCATTTACGTTTATCGGTACATCAGTTGATGTACTAATTGTATCACCAGTAATATTTACCACACCAGCAGTAATGGCGTTCACGTTAAGTGAACTAGATCCACCACCAATCTGTGAGTTAATATAAGCAATTATTGCTCTCTGTGTAGGTACAACATTATCTGAGTCTGCACTCATTGTACCATCTGTAGAAAATTCATTAATTACTGCGCCGCCAGCTCCTAAGCCAACTGCACCTAGTGATAATTCTTGCAGTCCTGCTAGTGAGAATGCGTTAACATTCAAGCTCGCTTGTCCTGTAGCCTGTTCAACGTTGAACAATCTACCTACTCTAAAGTTACCATCTTGGTCGGTACTTGTGTAGAATACTCTTCCGCCTCCATACTCTTTAACTTCGTCAGTTGCGTCTGGCGCTTGTAAAGGTGTATTAGGATAATTTGTATCTGCAAGTCCACCTGTACCAATATCTAGGAAATCGTGTCCTGTCAAACGTACCTGTGAATATCTAATTCTTACTTCAATAGTTGAATCATGTGTAGGAGCAGTTTCAATTCCTAAATCAGGGCTAACTTGAAGATTTGCTGTTTGGTTACCAACACTACCTAAAAGTTCTCTTACTGCAACAATTTTAAAGAATCTGCTATCTCCGTTAATTGTTAAGTTAGATCCTTCTTGCGGTGTTGCTGTTAATCCTTTAACATTTACATATTGTCCTGTTTGGAATAAATCTGCAAAACCATCACCTGTTGTAATTTCAGCACTTGCTGTTTCATAATCAACACCTCTGTTACTAAATGTTGGTTGTGTTAAAACACCGTCGCCAAATCTTACTGTATGCGGAACATCTAATGTTGAACTTGGATCTGTTACAGTCATTGTAGGAGCACTTGTATATCCACTTCCTGGATTAACAATTCTAAATTCAGTAATTCTTCCATCACTAACTTTAGCTCTTACTAATGCACCTGTACCGCCGCCACCAGTAAATGAAACTCTTGGTTCAACAATGTATGCTGTTGTAGCATCAAGTGTTGTTTCAATTGCGTTACTAAAATGGAAAGTATCCCAACCTGCTGTTCCATCTGATTCTTTTGCTACAGTTGCAACTTTTGTATTTGCATTATAAGTTACAATTCTTGCATACTGTCCAACGCCTTTACCTGCTGTTACAACAACTCTCATTCCAACATAGTCGCCAGCCGCGGCTGATTCTGTGTTTGAAAGAGTAATTTGTGTAGTAGTTCCAGCCTGTGCTGTGTTTGTACTTGTGTTAAATCCACGTCCACCAAATGAATCTGCGTTGCCATTTGCATCGTATGTAGATCCATCATCTGGGTTACGTAGTCTAATTTCATTAATACCACCAGTAACTACGTTTGCCGCACTTACTGCCGCTCCAAAACCTGCACCACTAAATCCATATGTTGCCGCAGTGTAGTCTTGTCCTGCATGACTATATTCTACATGAATAATAGCTTCTCCGTCAGTTAAAACATTTGTAATTTGTGCTTCTAATTTTTGGTTATCGATATTTCCTTCGATAGCTACTTCTGTCTCATCAACACCTTCAGCTACTGCACCTTGATCACCGTATGAACAGTTACCATTAGTACCACGTATCTTACCGCCGTTTTCTGAAAGGTATCCAATATGTCCGTAGTATGAGAACACTGAAACAAGTTCTGCTCTACCTAAGTTTGTTACCCATGCACCAATACCATCACTTAGTACTTGTGTAAAGTCGTTAGCAACAATAGAGTCGTTACCGCCATCATGTAGTGATCCGTCAACTTTAATACCTACACATGCTGTACCAAAGTTTGTTACACCTTGTACATATGGAGATCTTTTGTTGATCCATACTGCTGTATCTGCTGGTCCCCAGCCCGGATCAAGTGATGCATAAGCACCTGCACTTGGACGTTTAGTTCCATATGCGTTGGCTGATCCTAATGTACCTGTCAAACCACTTAGTGTTGCATTACGTACACCAGTACCGTCTCTTAGCAAGAACATGTTTTCTAATGCTGAACCGCTAACGCTATTGTGATAGAATATTCCAGACATTAATGTTTTATAGTTACCTGTGTATACTAGATCGTATATAAATGCACTAATATATTCTCTTACATCTCTTTCACAAGCTACTGAGTCAAAATTGTATGCTGGATAGTTAACTTCGATATACTTTGTTACGTCTCTAGCAATAAAATCTTTATTAAGTTCTAGCAATCTTACTGCCGCCATTACATCTTGATCATCAACTCTTGTATTAGTTCCGCCAAATGCTGGAGCACTTGAGTCACTTGAAACACCATTAACTTTATAGTCAATATAATCATAAAGTTGTTGTGCAAGATTTGTTAAAGTTGTTGCTGTACCTGCATTTGAATGGGGCTTAGTTACATTTTGCGTAAGTGTATTTCCAGTTTGTGCTGTAACTGATGACCCTTGAATAATGTCATCAATAATACTTTGCATATGTAATATACCTGCTAAACTGTAAGTAGTGTCACTACTGTCTGTAAGTGAACCTGCTGGCTTAATTCTTGTACTACGTAATTCGTCACCTAGTATAACAGTTAATGCTGGTACTCTGATTGGAAGTACTTCTTTAAATTCACCTGTCATTACACGTACTGTTTTGTGTATTTCTTGTAGTGCAGGAATAGTATAACCTCCACCTAGTGTAATTGCATTTTTTGCGTATGTGTTGTAAGTATCAAGTAACGCATAAATTCCTGTTTCAGCTGGTTTTGTTGAATCGGTAATTTGTATTGACTGATCACCTACTGGAACACTACGTTCGTCTTGATAATTAGTTGCCGGTGCAGTACTATTAATTACATTTTCTATTAGTGTGTACATGTAATTAAGTGCCGCAACGTTTTGTGCTTCGCCACCTACGTTAAACCAATCGCCGTCTGTTTGATTTGCAAATGTTGTTGCAACTCTACGCATATTTGTGTTTCCACCATGCCTTAAGTCTAAGGCCATTGCATCTACTACAAATCCAATTAGTCTTTCAAACTCTGCTTGGCTAAAGTTAAATCCAATAAAGAACGGAGTAATCTGGTTAACAATTTGTTCTAAACACCAGTTACCTAATTCTTTTTGTATAAAGCTTCTGTTTATTTCTAAAAGATATGCAGAGTTTGGATTTTTTGGTCCGTTTAATATTTGTTCACATGCATATCTAACTGTTTTAAATGGTCTGTCAAGTGTTACACCGTATGTAGGTGCTTTACTATCTACACCATTACTTGCAACATAATAAATATCTTCTTGCTTACCAAAATCTACCCATTGCGGAATACCTGCACTGCTAACTGAAAGAACTTGACCTTCATCACCAATTGGTAATCTTGCTGGTCCTGATCCACTAAAGTAAAGTAAATCGCCGTCAGTTGTTAATGCACTTTCTTCAGCACCTGATGCTAGGTTATTCCAATATGTACCTGCTGAATCAACTGATGGTTTATTTCCTGCCGCTGATGTGTGTGCAAGGATACAAATGTAACTTATTAATCCTTCACGTACTGCATCACCTGCATCGTAGAAAGTAGCATCTGTCCAAGTATTTTTCCATTCAATACCTTGGTTTAATCTTTCCCAATAAGACGCATTTGGCGGACGGAATCCGCTGTGGTTAGATGTAGCAAGATAAGTATATCCACCTAGTCTAACAACATCACCAACTCTGTATTCTTGGTTAGTTGAGTCATCGCCCCAAAGGCCTCTATTTCTAAATCCTGTTGTTAATAATTCCCAAGTTGAATCAATACCTGGTTGAATATTAAAGTTGTTGCTTGCCGCAACATACATATATCCACCAAAAGTAACAAAGTCACCTGGTTGATAATTTGTATTATAATCCCATGTATCTTCAAATTCTAAACCTGGAACAAAAACTGCCCAATTATCTTCGTCAGCTTTTAATGTACCTGTTCCTGAATCATCAGCCGCTACAACTGAAGTATGATAAGTTGTACAAATCCAAAGTGTTGCACCGTATTTTACAACGTCATTAATTTTATATCTTGTATTATTTCCCCAAGCGCCTTTGTATTCAAAGCCTTGGTTCATATAATCCCATTTAGATTGATCTGCTTCTAAGCCAATTGCATTAGTTGCACCTGAAGTATGACCTTGGTTACAAACATATACAGTTCCGCCATATTTTACAATGTCTTGACTTTTATATCTTGTGCTAGGAGCCCATGGGCCTTTCCAGTCAACACCTTCTGAGAACAAATCCCAACTTACAATATTAGCTTCAAGTCCTAATGCATCAGTAGCCGCGGCAGTGTGACCAGTGTTACAAAAGTAAATGTTTCCGCCATATTTGACCAAGTCGTTTGCTTTGTATGTTTGTCCAGCTAACCATGCGGAGCGCCATTCGATAGATGTAGCAAACAAATCCCATTTTTCTTGATCGTCTTCTAGAATTGAACCAGCAGTATGTCCTGTGTTACAGATATACAAAATACCACCATATGCAACAATATCGTTTTGTTTATAAAAAGTTGCTGTGGTCCAATCGTTTTTCCATTCTTGACCATCACTAAATTTATTCCAGTTACTTTCGTCTGTGTAAAAATTTGATGTAGATGTGTGTCCCGTAATACAAACGTATGTACGACCACCATATCTGATTATGTCATCTTTTAGGTATGAAGTAGAACCTGTCCAGTCCCCTTTCCATATAAACCTAATTCTTCCTAATTTAAATTCTGCCATTTTATGCTCCGTTTCCCTAGCTTATACTATTTATCCTTACCCGTTAAACTCATTGCGATCATCCATTCCGTGAATGAAGAAACCGTGTGCCGCCATATCACCATCTGGTGATCCGCTTGTTAAGTTCATCTGGTTGGTTACGTTTATTATACCTTCAGTAGTTGATATCTCTTGTCCTTGCACTACTACAACACCTGCTGTAATTGCGTTAGTAAACAATGTTGCACCACCGCCTGTAATTCTATTTTCTAAGTATGCTTTGATTGCTCTTTGCGTTGGTATTACACTATCGCTATTAGCAGTCATTGTATTATCTGTTGAAAATTCTTTAATTGTTGCTTGAGTACCACCAACTTGGATACCACCCAATCTCAATTCATCTAATCCACCTAAGTCAAAGAAATCTGCATTAAGTGTTACACCACCTGTTGACTGTGAAACTCTAAATAGTTCGCCTACTCTAAAGTTACCATCTTGGTCAGTACTTGTGTAGAATACTCTTCCGCCATTATTTTCAACAATTTCATTTGCTTGTCTTGTTTCATTTGCGGCAGATCTACCAAACTTATATAATGTTGGATAGTTTGTATCTGTAAAGTTACCAGTACCAATATCTAGGAAATCATGTCCTGTAAGTCTACAGCTACTATATCTTTCTCTAAATGTAATTGCTTCTTCATGATCCGGAGATGTAGCTACTGCTAATATCGGACTAATTTGAAGTTGAGCACTAAAGTTTGGTGCAGTTCCTGAACTACTTAATACTTTAACAATTTTATAAAGTGTATCAGGTTGTCCTGCAAAGTTAATGTTTGATCCTGCTTTTGGTACTTTTGTTGCACCTTTAATTTGAAGTTTATTACCTTTTTGGTATTCATCTGCAAAACCAGTTCCAGTCAATGTAGCAATCATTGTTAAGTAATCTGATCCTCTATTATACATTTCCGGTTGTGCAAGTACTTTGTCATTTAAGTTTACTACAAGAGTTGGTTCTGTATACTCTTCAGGATCAAATACAACAACACTAGGTTGTGTAGTGTATCCACTACCTGGATCCATAATAACAAACTCACTAATATTATTGTTTGCAATGTTAACTCTTAAATGTGCAGTTTTACCACCTTGTATTCTTTCACCAGTAGCACTTGTACCTTTTGTTAAGAATGTTGGTCTGTCTAAATATATTCCACCTGCAACAGATGTTTGGTTAGCATTAGGACTTCCAATTACTGTCCAATGTTTACCTTCATTACTGTATGCATTTGTACCTTGAGCACTTGCTACTACAAATACACCACCTGCATATGCTATGGTCCAATCTTCTCTAACGCTGTCGCCTTTGATATCGGAATCTTGCCAATTAACAGCATCATCACTATAAAACATTCTATCACTGTTGTCCATTGTTAGTGTCCAAGTATTATTACCATATGCAACATCACTGTACACTTCTGGTGAACTAGGTGCTGGTAAAGTTCCAGCCGTCCAGCTTGATCCGTCATTTGTTGAATATTCATAATATCCATCTGAACTAAACACAAACCAAATTCCTTGTCCAAACTCAACGCCTGTCCATGCTCTGCTTGCATTTAATGTTAGTGCTGTCCAACTTGTAGGAGCAACTGTACTATCTCCGCCTGTTCCAATCGTACCAATATATGCTGTGTCTGATCCGGTAGCTACAACCATAATTTTATCATCATTAGAACCACCTTGTGCAATACCAGTCCAGTTAAGTGTATCAGGTAAAGTAGAAGTGTCCCATGATGTTCCATCATTTGAATAATGGAAGTTTGCTGAGCCGCCTGCCGCAAACATCATTAAGTCGCCGCGTTTTCCTCTAGCGTCCCATGTATCACTTTCGCTAACGTTAGTTGTTGTCCATGTATCGCCACCGTCTGCTGTAACATAAACATCGTTAGTTCCACTTAATGGATAATAAAACTTTCCTGCGCCAAACCCAGAAAGTCCAAGTCCTGCTTGAACAACTGTTCCTGTTTGTGTCCATGGAGGACTACTTACTGTAACACGAGGTTCAATTTCGTAGAATGTACTATCATCTAGTACAAATTGTATTGGTCTACCCGGAATAAGTTGATCCCATCCTGCTGTTCCAGTACTATACCTATAAATTGTTGCAGTATTAGTATCTTCATCGTATGCTTGTATATAACCGTATTGACCTGCTCCTGCACCGTTTGTAATATAAACTGCCATTCCTGTTAACTGTGCCGAAGTTCTTGCTTCAGCGTTTGCAATTAATAATGTACTATCTGTGCCGCCTCTAGCATAGTTGCTAATAAACTTATATCCAGCTCCACCTATTTGAGATGAATCACTTGGTACTGTTAAACGAATATTGCTAATAGCATTATTTCTAAACTCAGTCCAACGTGCATCAATGCCTGTTCCTGGACCAGTATAACTTGCTGTTACAGTTGTATAATCTTGACCTGCATGTTCATATGCATAATGAAGTATTTCATTACCATCAGTCATTATTCTATCAATTCTTGCTTCGCCACTTTGGTTATTTACTTGTGCTGAAATTGGAACTTCGTTTGCATCGAATCCTTCAGCAACACTACCAAATGTTCCGTAAGAGTTGTTACCGTTTGTTGCACGTAATATACCACCATTCTCTGCTAGATATCCAATATGGTTATAATATGTAAACACACTAACAAGTTCTGATTTACCTAAATTAGTTGCCCAATATCCGATACCGTCACTTAATACTTGTGTAAAGTCGTTAGCAACCATAGATTTATTACCACCGTTGTGTAATGATCCATCAATTTTCATTCCTACACAAGCAGTACCTATTGTTGTAACACCTTGCACATAAGTTGATTTATTTCTAACCCAAACACTTTGATCTTCTGGACCAGTGCCCGGATCTAATGAAACATAAGCACCTGCTGTAGTTCTTTTTGTGCCATAATCATTAGCATCTGTTAACACTCCAGTTAATCCTTTAAGTGTTAGTCTTCTTAGACCACACCCGTTTCTAGCTAGGAAGAAATTAGATTGTGCGTTACTAGATGGAACAATTAATTGTTCTTGAGGTTGTGCTATTCCATGTACATAAGTTTTTTCACCTAGTATAATATCTTGTCCAGTAATTGCTGGACGTATTGTAGTTGAACGTAATTCGTCTCCAACAATAGCTACATCTTCTGGAATACTAATTGGAAGTATTTCTGCATACTCGCCTGTCATTACACGTATAGTTGCTCCGCCTCTTGCTGGTGGTGCAACCAGTGTAGGTAGACTACCTAAACCGTTTGTAATTGTATCTGTAATACCTGTAAATAATGTTGTAATTCTAGTAGATACACCTGTTTCCGCTTCTACGCCTGCTGGAATATTTTGTGTGTATACTAGTCCTAATGCTGTGTGTGCATTTCCTGGAAGAATGAAATTATTAATTAAATCTCTTGCATATTCCAAAGCCGCTACAGTTTGAGCTTCTTGTCCATCAACTAAACTTACTGCACCATTATAATATGTTTTAGCATGTTCTCTTGAAAATAAGTTTCCACTGTATGTTAAATCTTGTATCATACCAGCAATAATTATTGCTGTATCTCTTTCGCATTTTGCACTGTCGTATGTAAATCCAGACCATATACCTGCACCGCCTGCAATTTGTGCATCGACCCAAGCAACAGTTTCTTGTGCAACATAGTTTTGATTAAGTTGCATTCTGTATGTTGCATTATCGTAATATCTTGTTCTTAGTCCTGAACGTGTTGCTTCGTCTGCAAGAATATAGTTACATGCGTATCTAACTGTTCTGAATGGTGCATTTAATGTTCCGCCTACAGTTGGATCATCAACACCGTTTTCACCGACGTAATAAACTTTGTCAGCAAAATCAATTGTGTCCCATGAAGGTAATCCACTAGTAGATCTTATAATTTGACCTGATTTACCAATTGCTAGTCTCAGTGTGTCAACTGCTGTTGAATCTTGATCATCAAATGTTTTTAAGTCACCCTTTACAGCTAGTTTATTTGTAAGGGTACCTTGAATCATAATTTTCCAATATGTTTCATCTGGTACATCTTGGTCTAAGTCTGGTCTACTAGCAGACGCATCTGATCTGTGGTAGGCTAATGCAACATAACTTGTACCTCTCCAAGTTACAATGTCGCCTTCGTAATACTCTACGTTGTCTTCCCATGAATCTCTAAAATCACGTCCGTCGATTAATTTTTCCCAAGTTACAGAAGAACTATCAGGTCTTACGTTTAAATTATCAACTAATGCAATATAAATATTTCCAGCCCATCTTACAACATCACCTGTTAGGTATTGTACAAAGCTACTGTCTTCACCTTGCATGTTCCAAGTTTGTCTAAATTTATAACCAGTAAATGTTACATCCCAGTCATCAGTACTTGTGCTAGGTGCGGAAGATACATTATAAGTTTTTGCTTTGTAAGTATAACCACCATATTGTACAACATCGCCTGGTTGATATCTTTCAGCTGGTTGCCAATTTCCTTCGTATTCTGTTCCTGGTAAGTATATTTCCCAGTTTGCTGTATCTTCAGCAAAAGTTGTAGATGTGTGTGCAGTAATACATTTGTTTAGATTTGGTCCGCGTCTTACAATGTCATTAACTTTATATTTTGTATTGCCTTCGTGTAAACTTTTGTATTCGATACCATCTATTAAAATTTCCCATTTGGATTGATCTTGCTCTAATCCAAGAGTAATATTATCAGCAGATGTATGTCCTAAGATACAACGGTAAGTAATACCACCATATTTTACAAGATCACCTACTCTATATCTTGAACCAATGCTCCATGTGCCTTTCCAAGCATCACTGTCTGCAATTACAGCCCAATCACTTTGGTTTGCTTCTAAGCCTGATGCAACAGTACTGGCAGAAATATGTTGATTCAATGCTTTATAAACAATACCGCTATATCTTACAATATCATTTCTTTTGTAAAGTGTATTAACGCTCCAAGTTGTTTTCCAGTCTGCATCAGAAACAGCAACAATAATCCATTTATTTTGGTCTGCAACTAATCCGTCTGTGTCTGAACTAAATGTAGGTGAACTTGTATGTCCTTCGATACATTTGTAAATACCTGAACCATATTTTACAATATTACCTGCAGAATAGTTAGTTGAAACTGTCCAGTTTCCTCTCCATTCAGAACCGTCTGATTGTAGTTGCCATTTTGGACTTGCTGGTGAAACATCTGAACCTTCTAAGTCATTTTCGAAAGTTGCTGATGTATGTACTCTTAATGAGACAAACGTTTTACCGTCAACTTCGATCATATCATCTATGTTATAGTCATAGCCTGAAATCCAAGGACCTCTCCACGTAAATCTAATTCTACTTAATTTAAAATCTGCCATTTTTTTCTAACCTTTATAATATATGTATTTATTAGACACCACTCGGATATGTGTAATCTTCATTAACTCTAGCAACTAATTGCCCACTATCGTCAATATAATACAATAAACTCCTGTTATCCCATTTATACTGTTCATAATTAAGGTTCTTATAAACCTTTTGATGTTTTACATCTCTACCTTCGAAAAAGTCTTCGCCTTGTTCGAAATCTTCTAAGTTATCAGCTGGATCACCTGGAGTGTTAATTTCAACTGCTTCTCCGGATTTTAATTGATCTATTTTTACTAGATAAATTTCACCTTGATCTGTTCTTCTTAAACCATAAAAATATCTTGCGTCTGTTTGACTTACAAGTTCACTTACACTTTGACCTAAAAAATTACTCATTATACTATCTCCACCAAACTAGTTATTACGTCTAACGAATCTGTAATATTAGATTCAACAAACAAAGTGTCACCAGCTTGCATTATTATTTTTTCACCTTTACCGATTGGCTTTAATGTACTATTTGCAGGTATAGGCATCTCTTTAACTAGATATCCAACACTACTTCCGCTATCACCAATTAATATACTTGCGGAAACAATACTGTCTGTAATATTAGCAACACTTAAACCGATAACAGTTGTGTTGTTAGCGGGAGGAGTTGTATATACAGCAACTCGTACAGTTCCTACTTCTTTTGTAATTACATTTTTAAAATTTGTTGCCATTCTTCTTTCCTAAATTGTTAATGCAAGTTTAATTGCTATTTCCTCTGCATCATTATAAGTAACAGCACCTGTTGCACCAGCTACTGACACCCAGTTATTTGAAACATCGTATATTTCAACTCTGTCTTCAATACTATTGTAACGCATCATACCCGTTTCTGGTGTAGGATGTCTGTTTGCGTTAGTACCAACCGGAATAACAAATCCGCCAGTACCTTCAAGTTTAAAGTATCCTGTTCCTTGTTGACGTAAAATTGTTGTTTCGCCGTCAATTAAGTTAGTTATAGTACTTCCGTTAAAACTAAAGTTTTCAATACTTATTGTACCTGTACCATTAGCTCTTAATTCAAGGTCCTCGTTAGTAGTGATAGTTTCTAATACATTACCATGTACAGCAATATCATCAACTTCTAATCTAACAACATTAAATCTTTGCTCACTAACATCAGCTACTAGTGCTCCGCCTGCATAAAAACGTAGTACGTTATCGTTTGCACCTGGAGTTAATTCTGGTGTAATATACGTGTCTCTATCAACATCATATACACCACCTAAGTTAGTCCATGCACCGTCATATGCTTCAAAAACTCCTGCTTCGGTATTGTATCTAATCATACCTGGTTCAGGACTTGCTGGACGTTGAGCAGTTGTACCTTTTGGTAGAACTAAACTTCCTGTACCTGTTACAGTAACAATCTCCGAACTTGGATCAAGAACTATATCTCCGCTTGCATTACTTATCGTATTATTAGCAAATTCTAAGTTATCAATTACAATTTTACCAGTTCCGTTTGCAGATAAATTGATATCACCGTTACTTGAGTTACTTTGAATGTAATTGTCATTGATTTCTAACGTATCAACAAGCATTTTTCCTACATGGAATTCTGACCAACTTAGTACATCAGTACCTATTGTATATGTGTCATCTGTTGCTGGTATTAAATTACTGTCAATTCTGCCGCCAATTTGTATACTATCTGTAGCTTCATCGCCAATTGTAATATTGCCGCCGATTGTAACATTACCTGTAACATCTAAGTTACCTGTAACATTTACATTATCTTGTAGATTAATTATTCCTGTACTAGCATCTAAGTTTAAATCTCCTGAAACAGTTTCAACTGTATTACCACTAAATTTAACATTTCCTGTTTGTACTTTTGTACCGTCAATAATTGTTGTATTTGACCCGTCTGTAAAAGTAATACCTTGGTTATTATTGAATAAAAATTCTGCATTAGTAAAAGATACTTCGCCAGTTGATTGATCTACTCTAAATAAATCGCCAACTCTAAAATCACCTTTATGGTCAACTGTACTGTAATAAACATTAGCACCGTTTGCTTTTACAACTTCATTAGACTGTACAACTGAACTTACATCATTGCTGTTGTCTTTGCCTGCACCTATATATGCTAAGTTTTGTCCTATTAAGTACATTACTACGCCTGGACCGTCTCCGTATACGCCATATTGTCCATACACGTTTGCACTTGCAATACTTCTTATTTCTGCACCAAAGTCACTAAGATCTGAAAGTGTAATATTTGTTGCTGTTCCGCCACCACTAAATCTTACATCTTGTACAAATGTATCATCGTCATCCATAATTACACTTCCAACATCTCCGTCAAAATGTAATAGTAATACTGTGTTTAATGTTCCTGGTAGAGCCGCAGTTGGTGTAGTTAATGATGTTACTCCTGCGCCTTTTTGTATTCTAAATTCGTCAACTTTTGCAGTTAAGAAATTTGTTAAACTATAATCTGTTCCAAACTTAAATGGTTTCGTTGTGCCAAAATCTGTTGTGTTAGCTGTAGTTGCAACAAGCGTTCCGTCAATAAACATTCTTAGTGTTCCACTTACTCTGCTTATTGCAATATGATACCAAGCACTGTCATTAAGAACATTTGCTGGATTTACAATATTAGTTGTACCGTTATCTAAGTAAAGTTGATTGTCTGCACCTACATATAAATGAAGTGCATTATCTGTTGCACTGCCAGCTCTAAAATCAAATAAAGTTTGAACTGCATCAACTGCATCTAAGTTAACAAAAAATTCAATTTGTAAATCGCCAGTACCAAACCCAAAGTCTGGTTGAGAAATTGTTTCTAAATAATCTGTTGAGCCTAGTAAGTATAAAGATTCTGTACCAATTTGACTAATTGCTCCAAGTGCGGCATTTCCTTTAGCACTTACAGTTTTCTTTGCTCTACTAGGTGTAGTTACAAATCCTGTAACTTTACCATCTATAAAAAAGTAGTTTCCATCTCTTGAACTAATTGTTCCTGATGCTACACTAGAACCGCCTGCATCGTACAATGTAATTGTTTCACTTGCACTAGGATTACCTGTTAGTCCTGAAACTTTTAATCTTGTTTTACCGTTACCTTTTAGGCCAGCGGCACTATCAAATGCATCAATACCTCTATCAGCATAGTATGAAAAACTGTTTAACCATTCTACTCTTGCACCGTTAGTTGCTCTTAAAACTTTTGCACCCGGACATATAAATGTACAACTATGGAACAGCATTGCCGCTTCTCTACTTGAAGCAGTTGCAACACTACCGTCTAGATATATACCTGCGCCTGCATCACCTTCGTCATATCCTAGTGGATCGTCGCTTGATGTTACTGTACCTTTTGTGATTACACTTACGTTTCTAACGTAAGGTGATCTTTCTGTTACTGTAAAGTTTGGTGCAAATCTAAATGCATAACCTTTGTTGTTACCTGAATCAAAATAATAATTTTTAATAGTAACTTCTTCAACAGTTGTTTCACCATTCATATGAAATACGTCTTCGGATTGTGTTGTACTATCTGGAGTAATTGTTACACTTCTTAAACTTTGTCCTCTAATTGTAACTCCTGCCGGAACTACTAATGGTAATGTTTCGTTGTAATCACCTGGATAAATGTAAACTGTGTCACCTGCTGTTGCAAGTTGTAATGCTTTTCCAATAGTAAAAACAGGATCCTGAGGATGTGTTCCTGTTGCTGTGTCAAGACCTTGACTTGATACGTATAATATATTTCCTGGTCTAGAAACTAGATCTAAATCGCCAAAGTCAATGTCGTTTGTTTGTAATGTGTCAACATATGTATTGTTTAAGTATGCTGTTGACCAACGCTTAGTTGCTGTACCTAAACTATATGTGTCGTTTGCATCTGGAATAATATCACTAGCAATCTCTGCATTAAGGATAATATTGTCTGTGTCAGCGTCACCAATTTGAATATCACCGTCTGCTGATATATTTCCTGTTGCATGAAGGTTACCTGTAATGTTTGTATTACCTTCAATGTTTATTGTTCCAGTTCCGTTTGCACGAATATACAAATCTTCGTTTGTATTTTTATTTTCGATAAAACTGTTATTAATTTCTAAATCACCGACTTCAACTCTGTTACCAATTAAAACACTGTCGGCTGTAGTTACTGTAAATTCTTGTGCGGTTGTCGTAATGGAGTTATTGTTACCGTCAATAGTAACATTACCTACATTAAAAACATTATTTGTAATTTCTAGATCGGATACACGAGCAACACCTGCTACGTCTAATGCATATTGAGGATTAGTTGTCCTAACGCCTATGCGACGGTTTGTAACATCTAAATATAAAAGGTCTGTCTCAAAAGCTAGATCTACACCGTTACGTAATAGATCGGACTTTAAGAGCGGACCGGATATGCGACCAATTGCCATCTTCTCTCCTCAATACGGGGATCCTGTCCCTCTAGCCCGATTTTCAACATACGTTCTTTGCCGGCTAACCACAGTTTGTCCTGCAGGACTTGGTCCGTCTTATCTGCATTAGTAGTATTTAGCCAAAAGGTGGATTTAGTCTAGTATAATGTTCCAAAGGAAGCTCAAATCACTGACATCCTCTTCAAGGATTGCTTCAACTTGTCCAGCCGCATTTATCCATTGTGTGCCGTTATAAGTTTCAAGATATTCGTTTGTTGTACTAAAACGTGTATGGCCAACTTCTGGAGTTGACGGACGTTGTGCATCTGTTCCAAATGGTACAACCATACCACTTACGTTGTCAAATTTAACAAATGCTTCGCCATTATCATTTGTTAAATTAAATGAAAATGTTGGTGCATTAGTAGTATCAGTAAGTATACTATCTCTAAATGTTAAAGTTTCTATATTAGTTGTACCAGTTCCGTTTGAACGTAATATTACATTTTGGTTATCACTTACTGCTGATACAGTATTTCCGTCAATATAAAATTGGTTGCCTGAACTAAATCCGTTTGATTCTAATAATGTGCCATTTAGAGTGTGATTAGTAACATTGTTTGTTGTAAACTGGAATTGATTATTTGATAGATCTAAGAATGTATTACGGTCTGTATCAAATATTCCTGCAAGAGATACTGCGCCGCCGCCAACTACACCTTCAAAAGAATCATAAACTGTATTATATCTTATTGCTCCAGTTGTACTAGGACGCTGTGCATTTGTACCTTTTGATAAAGTAAGGTTACTAGTAGCATCCATTTTTAATGAATTTGTTACTGAAATCTCTACATCTCTATTTGTTCCGCCAACGTTGTTAGTTACTGTAGTCCAATAATCTAATACAGGTTGTGTTAAAGGAAAATCATATGTTTCATTTTCTATAATAGGAATAATAGTAGTATCAGTTGCTTCTAGTATTGCTCTTGTATAGGTACTCCATTTATTTGTAAGCGTACTATCTCCACTTCTCCAAGCCTGTGATCCTGCATAAGAACTAATACCTAAATACAAGTATTCTACAACAAGTTTGTCATAGCTAATACCTATTGGATCTGTGTACCATGCAAAATCAGGATAACTATAACCAGGTAAGCCACCTGCTTGATAGCCTCCTCTAGCAATATCCATTGCCGCCGTAAGCACTGTAGGTCTCGATGTTCCTAAGTCACTATATGCATTTACATATCCTTTTTCAATTATAAAATATCTAAGCAATCTTTCTAATGTAACGTCTCTTAATCCTCCTACACTATCTCCTAAGAAACCGTTCATTTCATTTTCATAAACACTTGTAGTTCTTAGTTTCCAATTGCCTAAAGCAGATGTAATTGCAGTTTCATCTGCAACATTTCCATAAATTGCAATTCCTTTAAGGCCATCTGAAAATTCTGCGTATAAAGTACTATTATCAATTACATTGTCGTAATCATTATCAAAATATCCTGCTATTAAATTTGCTGTATGAAACAGTGCATCTCTACTTACACTAGCAGTTGCAAATATAGGAATATTATTCCAAACTATACAATATGGAAAATATTGTTTAAGTGATTCAAAACTATTAAAAATAGGAATCACATTTTCGTCTGTTTCAATAATAGTAAATT